GAAAACTAATAAGAATTATACTTTACAGCATGCCGCTGAAAGGATAAAAATATATTCCAAAGAACGATTTAATTATAAGTTATGGGATATAAATATATAATATGCAAGAACTAAATATAAGACATTTTAAGTTATTGAACGGAGACGATATTATCGGACTCGTAGCAGTTAAAAACGATGATAACTTTATAGTTGAAAGACCAGTAAGAGTACAAGCAAACGTACTTGGCGGCTTTCAATTTACTCCTTGGTTTCCATTCTCGGATTCCAAACAATTCAAAATATTAAAGTCTAATATTATACAACATGTCTCTATTGCTGAAGAAGTAAAAGAGAATTATGTTCAGTTCGCTTTGAAACTAGATAATCTCAGCAAACCTGATACGAGAACAGATCAAGAGATATTAGAAGAATATGAAGATGAACTCGTTAACAGATATGCTGATGAAGGAGTACCGTTACCTGAGAAGAAGACTATACATTAGAGATATACCTTCCCGCTCCGGGGTACATTATATTATACCATAAAAACGAGCATTTGTAAACGGTTTTTGTGAAAATAATTAAAAAAAATTAGTTTACTTTTACACAGAAATGTGGTATAATAATAACATTATGGAGAAAATAAATGAGCCAAAAAAATAAAGCACATTACGTTAATAACAAAGACTTTTCTCAAGCTGTTATGGACTATGCTATTGAAGCACATGCTGCAAGAGAAAAAGGAAATCCAGTTCCTACAGTTACAGACTATATTGCCAAATGCTTTATTCGTATTGCAGAGGGTCTATCACATCGACCAAACTTTGTAAGATATACGTATAGAGAAGAAATGGTAATGGATGCTGTTGAAAACTGTTTAAGGGCAATTGGTAACTATAACATTAAAACTGCAACAAGGACAGGTCGTCCAAATGCATTCTCTTATTTTACTCAAATTTGCTACTTTGCATTTATACGTAGAATTACAAAAGAGAAAAAGCAACAAGATATCAAATTTAGATTTATCGAAAAGATGGGTATCGAAGACTTTGTTCAAGCAGGTATGGATAATGAAACAGCACAGGAAACTATGGCTTATGTCGATACATTAAGACAGAGAATCAGTACTGTAAGACAAAAAGATACTGCAATCAAAGAATTTGCAAAGAAAGAAAAGCAAAAGCAAAAGGATGCAGAAAAATTGGAGTTATTCATGTCATGAAACAGTTAAAAGAAAAAGCAAGACTGAGACAAATACGTAGAAATAAAAAGAGATTTCCTAAAGAATTAAAAAGGAAAGCTAAAAGAGGCATGCTTGCTTATCAAATGATTAAAGTAAGAACCTCTGCAAGACGTATTGGTAGATATCAAAGACAACTTATAAAAGAAAAAATGAGGGTAATACGTGAAAGTAGCAATACTCAATGATACACACTGTGGAGTAAGAAATAGTTCAGATATCTTTCTAGATTATCAAGATAGATTCTATACTGAGGTATTCTTTCCATATTGTAATGAACATGGCATTAAAAATGTCTTACACCTAGGTGACTACTATGAGCATCGTAAATTTGTAAACTTTAAAGCACTCAATGCAAATCGTAAACATTTCCTTGAGCCTTTAAAAGAATATGGAATGACAATGGATATTATTCCAGGTAATCATGACGTATACTTTAAGAATACAAATGAACTTTGTTCGTTAAAAGAGTTGCTTGGTTATTTTACTTCAAACGTAAACATATGTATGAAACCAACTGTATTAGATTATGATGGTTGTAAAGTTGCAGTAATACCTTGGATTAATAATTCTAATTATAAAGAATATACTGAATGGGCTCAAAACTGTGGCGCACCAATTCTTGGAGCACACTTAGAGCTTAAAGGATTTGATATGATGGCAGGGATGCCGAATCCACATGGTATGAATGCTGATATCTTTTCAAGATTTGAAATGGTTTTATCAGGTCATTTTCATACAAGATCTACACAAGGAAACGTTACATACCTTGGTTCTCAAATGGAATTTACCTGGGCTGATGTAGACGATCCAAAATACTTTCATGTTCTCGATACTGAGACAAGAGAGATAGAAGCAGTACGTAATCCAATTACGATGTTTAAGAAAGTAATATATGATGATAGCAAAACTGACTATGATAAAATTGATGTCTCTCAATATGAGAAAAAGTTTATCAAGTTGATTGTTATAAATAAAAATGATCTTTACATGTTTGACAAATTTGTAGATAGATTACAGAATATAGAAACATATGAACTCAAGATAGCAGAAAGTTTTGAAGAGTATCTGGGAGAAAGCGTAGAAGACGAGAAAATATCCCTTGAAGATACTACTAATCTACTTGATTCTTATGTTGATGCTGTAGATACTGATTTAGATAAAGAACATCTAAAGGTTGAATTGAGAAAGCTTTATACAGAAGCACAAAACTTAGAAGTAGTATGATACAATTTAAATATTGCGAGTGGAAGAATTTTCTATCCACAGGGAATGATCCGATTAAAATTGCGCTGGATCGATCACCAACAACATTAATCGTAGGACAGAACGGAGCAGGTAAATCAACTTTACTTGATGCTTTATCATTTGCACTCTTTGGTAAACCTCATAGAGATATCAAGAAAGATCAGATGATTAATAGTATCAACAAAAAAGGTACACTTGTAACTGTGGAGTTTACGATTGGAACATCAGATTTTAAAATTGTTCGTGGTATTAAACCAGGTAAATTTGAAATCTATCAGAATGGTAACCTTATAAATCAAGCATCAAACGCAAGAGATTATCAAAAGTTCTTAGAACAAAATATACTTAAGCTGAATCATAAGTCTTTTCATCAGGTAGTTGTATTAGGAAGTAGCTCATTTATTCCTTTTATGCAACTGCCCGTATGGTCAAGAAGAAATATCATCGAAGACTTATTGGATATTAATATCTTCTCTAAAATGAATACGTTATTAAAAGAGCGTAATTCAAAAATTAAAGACGAGCTTACTGATATAAACCATCAAATAGAAATTACAAAGACAAAGATGGATAGTCAATCAAAGTATATTAAAGATCTTCAAGAGCTTAATGATGATCAAATTGTACAAAAACAAGATAGCATTAATACTCATAAAGAAGAAATCAATAGACTCTTTGATGAAAGTAAAAAGCTTGGAGAAAACTTAGCTGCTTCAATTACATCTGAAGAAAAGCAAAGTACAAATCTAATTAAGAAACTCTCTCAATTAGATTCATATGATTCTCAGTTTAACGATAAAATTAAATCGCTTGTAACTGAATCTAGATTCTATGAAGAGAATGATAATTGTCCAACATGTGATCAAGCAATTGGCGAAGATATGAAGAGTGAAAAAATATCTTCAATCAAAGATAAAGCAAAAGAGATACAAGATGCTAAAGAGAGTCTTCAAAAGAATATTGGAGAGTTAAAAGCAAATCAGCAAGAAGTATCTAATAATCTTAACAAGCTTCGTCAAAAGCAAACACGTATCAATAGTAATAACGATGCAATATCTCTACTTCAAAAAGAGATTGATAAGATACAAAAAGAAATCAATAGTCTTCAAGGACAGAGTGGAGACGTTTCAAAAGCAAAACGTGAACTTACCTCTATGAGAAAGAAGAAAGAAAAGATTACTGAAAAGAAACTTGAGTATGTAGAAGAAAGAACTTATAATGAAGTCATAGGTGAAATGCTTAAAGACACTGGTATCAAAACAAAAGTCATTAAGCAATATTTACCAGTGATGAATAGACTTATAAATCAATACTTACAAGTACTTGATTTCTTTGTATCTTTCCATCTTGATGAAAACTTTAATGAGACAATACGATCTAGACATCGTGATTCATTTAACTATGCGTCGTTCTCAGAAGGCGAAAAGCAGAGAATCGATTTATCTCTTCTCTTTACTTGGAGACAGATTGCTAAAATGAAAAACTCAGCAGCATCTAATCTCTTGATATTAGACGAAACATTTGATTCAAGCTTAGATCATGATGGTATAGACAACCTTACAAAAATATTAGAAACTCTTGACGATGGTTCTAACGTGTTTATCATATCTCATAAGGGTGACATATTAGAAAATAAATTTAGAAGTAAGATCGAATTCTTCAAAGATCGAAACTTCTCAAAGATCAAATAGGGGCTGTAGCTCAGTAGGGAGAGCGCCTGCTTTGCACGCAGGAGGTCGCTGGTTCGATTCCAGTCAGCTCCACCAAGAGAAATGTTACAGTTGTGTTACAGCTGTGTTACAATTGTGTAACAATTTCACTTTTTTCACAAAAACCGTTTACAAACGCTGAGATTTGTGGTACAATATATAGTATAAAGATAAGGAAATAAATGACTACACGAAAATCAACACTAGCAAAATTACTCGCAAAAGAGAATATTACTGTTCAGTATGGTAACTATCAGACTGCATGGTTTGATATTAAAGACAGAATCTTAGGTCTTCCTCAGTGGAAAGACATGGGTAATGACGTAACTGATCTACTTATTGGCCACGAAGTTGGTCATGCTTTATTTACACCTTTTGAAGGTTGGCATGATAGTCCAGAGAAACTCGAAGGTTGTCCAAGATCTTATATTAACGTGATTGAAGATGCACGTATTGAAAGACACATCAAACAAAGTTATGCAGGTCTTATTGGTCCTATGTCAAGAGGTTATAAAAAGCTTTTTGATGAAAAATTCTTTGGTGATCTTTCAGATATGGATTGGGATAATGTAAAACTTATTGACAAAATTAATTTAAAAGCAAAAATTGGTGATCACATTGATGTACCATTTACTGACGAAGAGTATGAGTTCTTTAAA